GCCTAAAGCCGTCAACGCGCCCAACTCCGCAGCAGTCTTGCCGGGGCATAGCTTCACCATCCTGCCGACTCTCTGCTGATGGTTGAACCGCGTTCCCGCCTGGTTAATCATCTCCTCTGCTATTCTTGAGGTGTCGGGATCGTGCTTGTGGCTTACTGGGATTTCAACTTGCATGAACGTGTCTCCATGTCTCGTAACGAATTACTTTCTCAATAGTCCGCTGGTGAACCTCGAATTTTTCAGCTAACCCTTTGGCGCTGAATTGACTATTAAGCCTCTGTATTTCGGCTTGCTTGAATTCGTGCGCCTCGCGAATTATGCGAACATCATCTGCCGTTAGCTTTCTGGTGGCGTTCCTGTTCCCGATGCTGTTCGCGTTCATTCTGCGATCCTCATGGCTGCGTAGTGAATCCTCGCGTTAAACCACCTGCGAATAACATAACTCCGCGCCAGGCTAATCAGCGTAAACCATGCCCCTATCCATAGGTTTGTTTGCAGGTCGACGTGAATACCGAAGAACGGAAACAATACAATCTGAGATATCAGCGCGACGAAATACCCAATCAGAATATTTATTCCCGATTCGATCAATGATCCTAGCCGGCTTTGCATGATATCCACTCCGGCACAATCATTGACTGTTCAGGACAGTAGTCTGTCTTATCCATCGTCACACCGAATATGCTCTGATGTGTTAGATCGCGCATGTGGCCCATCATTGCGCCCATCATTTCATCGTGCTGCTTGTCTTTTCGCTTGATGTTCGCGACTACCGCGCCTTCAGTGTCAGCCGATACGATGTGAACCGTTACACTGGATTTCTGACCATACCGCCACTGTCGCCTGACCGCTTGGTAGAATGATTCCCATGAGTCAGAAAGCCCGACGAATATACAATCGCTGGTGTTTTGCCAGTTCATCCCGAAGCCTGCTATTTTCGGTTTCGTGATTAACTTCTTCACATCGCCGCTCGCAAAACCCAGGAGCGCAGCAGTCTTATGCTTGTCAGTATCGCTGCCACGAATCTCAACAGAGTCACTAACCATCGACGCCAACAAATCAGCCTCAGCATTTAGATGACACCAGATAACACAACTATCTAACCTGTTAGCAATCGCCGCGGCCTGGGCGCATCGAGACTCAACCGAATCTTTGCGCGCCCTATTCCTGTCCAGTAATGATTGCGCTGGCTCAACAAACAAACAATCAGTCGGCGTTGTTTCAATAATATGTTCACTGTACTGGATAGATGGAAGATCATAGTCCGAACCATCAAACCCCAAATCAGCAGGCGACTGAATAAAAATAGCCCACGTTGATAACCACTCCCAAAAGCGAGATTTACCGTGTCCCTTTAGCCGCCACTTTGAGGTATCACTACCGTCATGGATAAAATACATTGCGAGCATTTCAACCTGGCTCATAACGCCTAAAAATTCAGACTGCGTTCCCAGTTCCATAAAATCATTCGGGCTTGGCGTTGCCGTGCAACTTAGTTTATAAGGCGTCCCCGCAAATACTTTTGTAATCTGCTTTCTGATCTTCCCCTGCATCCCCTTGAGTATTGACGATTCATCAAGAACGACTCCGCTGAATATCTCAGTATCGAAATGGTCTAGTTTTTCGTAGTTGCTGATGTATATCCCTGGTTCGGTAATCTCTGAATCATTAGCCACTACCGTAGCGGATAATCCAAACTTAACAGCCTCGCGCTCCGTCTGGTGCGATACCGCTAAGGGCGCGAGAATTAAAACGTATCCATCGGTATGACTGCATACTTGATCGGCCCATACAAGCTGGCACAGAGTCTTACCTAATCCCGTATCAAGAAAGAGCGCGGACCTACCACGTCGACATGCCCACGATATACAAGCATCTTCATGCGGTAGCAGATTGTCAGGGTATAGATCAGTAATCGGTTCAAACCCTGCGCCAATAGAATGTATTTTTTTGTCAGATAGAAAATCAGAGTAAATCAAAACAGTTCCTCCTGCACCTTGCTGGCTTGCGCCATATTCCGACAAGCTAAATCAAAGTAACTCGCTTTCAGTTCGGCCCCGATGAACTTACGGCCAAGCTGGACCGATACATAGCCCTCACTCGCGATTCCCATAAACGGCGACCAAACAACATCCCCCGGCATAGTCCATAGCTGCAAGGCGCGCTCGATCACATCAAGCTGTAGTGGGCATATATGTCGCTCGTCATCACTAGCCCGAGCCGCCCGAAACTGTAGCGTATTAGTTTGGCGTATATCGGTCCAGACTGGCGAAGCATACCTCTGCCAAATATCGATTGGCGTAGCATTTGAATTGGCCTCGACGTATGCCGTGCGGTTGTCGTCGTATTTAACCTCTCTGAAATTCGCTGGGACGTCTTCGCCTACAAAGTGATTTAACGGGCCTTCGACTGGTTTCAAGTTCTCGCCGGGCTTCCGCATCACCACTAAATAATCAGGTATTCCCTGGCGAGACATGCAAGAGTCTTTTTTAAGCTGCTTATGCAACAGCCCGAGTGCTTTTGTTCTCTGCATTGCCACGACTGGATCTTTCCAAATGCAAACCTCTGAATGATAGTAAAAACCAACATCCTGATAGGCTCGGATAATCTCGCCTCGGAAATCCCTAACGCCGATGTGTCCATGATTAGTTTTTGACGTGGGCAGGTTCATACAGTGAATAGCTACCAGTCGCCCCGGCTCCATTGCTCTGAATTGCTCACGGATCAAAAACTTATAATGGTCCCAAAACTCACCCGATGACTTGCTGTTACCCATATCCCTATCCGAGTTGCTATAGGTATACAGCGTTTCAAATGGCGGGCTGAATATCGAAAACCCAATAGAGTTGTCAGGAATGCCTGCGGCCACATCGACCGTATCTGCGTGATAAATCGAATAGTCATCAGTTATTACCTGATCTATTACTTGCTGGTCTATTGCTACATTACTCACTTCGCCCGCTCCTTTATGGTTTCGTTTGTTTGATTTATCAGCGCCAGGTGGGTCTGCAAAACTTTCCTGTCTTCTGGTTTTACCCAACAGCGGAACTCTACAAGACCCTCCGCTTTGCGCTTGATTCTCAGCAGTCGGTTGTATTCGGTGTTCGGTATTTTCACGTTTACCAAACACCAAACCAAATTCCCGTTCCGTGAATCATACCGATCGGCACGAAGATAGCGCCCGCAATAAGGAAGCCCCACGACGAAGTAGATAGGCATACAATAATATGGGTAAGCCAAGCGGCAATAGCCCATACGATAAACGCCAGCCCGATAAGAACTCCTGCATCTGATGCGCCTTTTTCATGTTTCATCCCCGTCTCCAAAATTCAATTGTTGAAAAATAATACTAATCGATTCACGCGTGTATTTATAGAGCCAGTTTAAATAATCTATGGTGCCAGTGTTTATTTAATCATCCCCATGCGCCGAAGCTCGACGGGCTACCATGTGCTTGACTGATCTCTGCATCGCGATAAATCCATTGTCGATATACTCGTCCTTTTTACCGGACGCGATAGCCTGATCCAGCCGGGCCTGTTCATCGACCACCACCCGGTAGAACTCAAAAGCATCGCCACGGTAAGGTGTGTTCCTGCGCTCGATTCCCTCGATCACAAATGCCTTCTGAATCTCAGTAAGGTCAACAAGGAATATTCGCCAAGTCGCCACTACGCGGTCTAGGTACGGATCACGCCAGCTTTGATTGCCGTGCTTGTCGTATCCAGCCTCGGCGTGTTCAGTCTGCTTGCGCGGCTCCTGGTGGGCTAACCACCATCTTGCGCCTTGCAGATAATCCCTTGGGATATGCTTTGAGTCTGCCGATTGACGCCATGACCGATATATTTCAACAAGGTTTTCCTCGGGTACTGGCGGCTTGGTTTTGTATTGGTGTTCCTGCGCGGCTTCTGGTCTATCGAAACTCATGGTATTTCCCCTCCTGTGTTTTAACTAGAACGTCTTCTCGAATTAAAAAATCAATGTCAGCAAAAAATATTTTCCTGCCGTTTGTCGGCGCGGTTCGGCCAGTCAGGAATTTACTGGTTGCAACGGTATCAAAATAATCATCCCAGAATTTAAGATCTGCTGCGCCATTCGTCCAGCGCGCTTTCATGTGCGATTTTCGTTTTGCCGTCAAAACCTTGACTGCTGGCAACATGGGTAGCTTTTCGTGGTAAAGGTCAACAATTTGCTGGTACGGGCAGGGTGAAGCCTTTGGCTTCGACACAGTACCGTTAGGTACTGCATCTTTAGGGTCAGTGGGTAAAGGGGTCAGTGGGTCAGTGGGTAGCATACCGCCCGCATCGTTCTCGCATTGCGCCCGCATTGCGCCCGCATTACTACCGCATTGCGTTCGATTCCTTTTGGCTTTGTCCCAACGCCTATTTGCCGCCTCTCTCGCTTGTTCGGATTTGCCGTAGATCCGCTCTAGCTCTTGCTTTACGCGGTCATGGTGCCATCCATCATCCTCTAGCTCGAAGTATTCTTCTAGTATTGTTTGCAGGGTTCCTATTTGGTCACTTGTTAGTTGCAGTTTCCTTGAAACTAGACGCAAATCAGTTGAAATTGGTAGTTCGGTTAGAAAATACTGATCGATCAACCGACGATAAATATAGTGTTCTTCTTGTGATAAATGGGCAGTTTGCCGGTAGTAGTCACCGATATGAAAGTCATAGCTATTCATTGATCTGCCCTGCATCCGCCAAGGCAAAGCAGTATGTGGAACTTTAATTTAGGGTTTAGATCAGCTAGACGCTGCGCTTCTTTCTGCGCTAATTCAGGGGTTTCGTGTCGCTTTCTGGTGTATCCCGTGGCGGGAGTCCATACAAGATAGAAGGGTTTGCGGGGTTGTTTGAACATTGGATATCCGTGTTTCCGTGTTTAAAATTTATTGCGGCTGGCACACGGATAAAGGCAAATGAGAGGGATCAAACTCCCACAGCCGCAAAATCATTATACTAAAATACTGCCATCAGTTAAAGAATATTGTCAGAACAGCGGGTCATCGTCTTCATGGTCCTGGCGTTCCTCGTAGGCTCTCAGGGCGCGCATGTGGGCCTCTCCGCATTCTCCGTTACGCTTCTTAGCCCTTGCCTCTTTTGATGCAACGATGTCGCAAACAACGCAGCTATGGTTCGACTTGTAACGAACGGTCTGGCCTTTGTGATCGTGACCGTGCAGGCAGGGTATGCCGATGTAATATCGCGAAGGAATTGGTTTTGTGCCGTCGATATAGTCAATAACCCTATTCCGCATACTGCGAGATTGGTGATCAAAGGACTGCCACGGTGGTTTGTATTCGCTCATGCCTATCTCCTTAGTCGGGGTTAGCGGCCACAACCATCTTTGCGCGTTCATGCTGGCAATGGATTAGCGCAGCAAGATGATCTGCCATCGCGTCACGAGATGCATGATCGACAGAGCTAGATTTAGCCTTCAGATTTAAATAATGCTCTGCGGCCCTATCGATGGCGCATTGTAGTTCAGCGTTATCCATGTTGAATGTGTACATCATCTATCTCCTATCGGTTAGCGGATTGTCTCCACGGTAATCAGCAATTTGGGTTTTAATTGACTCTCCCCACATCCAGCAAAAACCAAGGTCCTCAACTGCTGATATCAAGTCGCTGCATTCTTCGCAGGTATACCAATAAGCCAAATTAACCTCATCGCCGTAAATACGCTCCTCGATATAGTTTCGCGAAGAACAATACCGGTTAAATCTGAATACTTCTTCCCCAATATTGATTAGGTTATTGCAACAACCGCATCGTTTGCGCCGTTGCATGGGCGGCATGGTCATTAGTTTATGGCCATCCCAATACCAACCATCTCCGTCATAATCAAAGCTACAATCGCATGATAAACTCATATTTTATTT